ATCGCCAAAAAGTAAAAAGCAATCCTATTTTAGTTCAAGACTTTGTAGGCAAGGATGGGGATGAGGTAAACAGAAAGAAAGAAAGACCATTGACATTGGAAGGTTTTGAAGTATGGTGCTTTGAAAACAATATTATAAGCGATTTAAGCGACTATTTTGAAAATAAGCAAGAAAGATACACAGAATATGTCCCTATCTGTCGCACGATACGCAAAATGATTAGAACCGACCAAATTGAAGGTGGTATGGCAGGCATCTATAATCCATCAATAACACAGCGTTTAAATGGATTGACAGATAAGAGTGAAGTAAGACACATTGAGCAACCATTATTCCCAGATTAATTTAAACCATACGATGGTGGTTCAAGTTTTAATGTTTAAAAATAAACAAATTCAATAAAACCGCTTGTCTATACGGTGAGCAAATCGCATTTTAAATAAAAAAATTATGAGTAAACAAGAAGTAGAACAAATTAAAAACAAACTAAATAATTTAGTTAGATTAAATTTTTCAGTAAAAAATGAAACTGAATTATATTTTGAAAGTAAAGATATTAAATATGAATTCTTTGAAAAACTAAAAGGAGTAATTGATAGTATTAATGGTGAATTAGTAGAGGTTGACAATATAATACTAAGTAATGGTGGATTATCTATTATAATAAACTACCTAACAAATGAAGATAAGGCAACTCAAATAATTAGCGAATTGATATGGCTTAATCATGGTTTTGAACTTTGTGATGGAATAAATTATATCGGTAACGAAACCCTATATACTGACATAGTAAGGTTTATGTATGATAAAGATGAAACCGAAATAGCACTATTGCAATTTGGATTACATGGTAATGTTTAAAAGAACAACCGCTATAAATAGATTATTGAAGTTGACCGCCCGAAAGAAAATCATTCAGGGTGGGACTTCCTAACATCCCCTTATGAGTAATTGTAAGGGGGACTAATCAGCAGGCAAAACATTTGGAATCTTACCCATCCTAATTGATAGGGCAAGCAAAACACCGCACTTAGAAATTAGTGTAGTTTCAGAAACCATCCCTCATCTTCGCAGGGGTGCAATGAAAGACTTTTTGAAAATCATGGAGTGGACTGGTCGTTATTCAGATTTGAATTGGAATCGCTCACTACTTACCTATCGTTTTGCAAATGGTTCTTACATCGAGTTTTTTTCAGCCGAAATGGAAAGCAAACTAAGAGGTGCAAGAAGAAATATCTTATACATCAATGAAGCGAATAATATCACCTTTGAATCTTATCATCAATTAGCAGTCCGAACAAGTGGTGAAATATGGTTAGACTTTAATCCTACAAATGAATTTTGGGCGCATACCGAGTTGATGAATGATGAAGACACCGAACATATCATATTAACTTACAAAGACAACGAAGCACTACCCCAAACAATTATACACGACATTGAAGCAGCCGAACTAAAAGCAAAGACCTCAACCTATTGGGCGAATTGGTGGCAAGTATATGGACTTGGGCAGGTAGGCAGTTTGCAAGATGTAATATTCGACCAATGGAAACAGATTGACACCATCCCGGAAAGAGCCGAACTTGTCGGACATGGAATGGACTTTGGATTTACTAATGACCCGAGTACATTAGTTGCGATTTACAAATATGAAGGCAAACTAATCATTGATGAATTACTCTACCGAACCAATATGACAAATAATGACTTAGGTAACTTTCTAAAGTCAATCCAATTTGGGCGAAAGGAATTGATATGTGATAGTGCAGAGCCTAAGTCAATAGAAGAACTAAGGCTGCAAGGATTTAACGTGCGACCTGCGGTTAAAGGTGCAGATTCAATCAAGATAGGAATAGACATACTCAAACGATACGAGATACAAGTTACAAAGAACTCAACTAATTTAATCAAAGAATTAAGGGGCTACACTTGGGAAAAGGATAATGAGGGAAAACTTACCGGTAAACCAATAGATAGTTTAAACCATTGCGTTGACCCTATGAGATATGTAGCACTCTTAAAATTAAATAACCGACCAAGTGGCAAATATTCAACAATTTCAATCTGAACTTATATTTATAAATAATGATAGGCAATTACAACCAGTTAACGATTAAGCAGTTTTTAAAAATCAAACTCATTAGCGAACTCGAACAAGACCCTTTGCATAGAAAGGTTTTAATTCTTAGTGAAATTAGTGGAGTATCAGTTGATGAAATCGAAAGTATGCCAATAGGCGAAATGATAGAGGCATTGAAAGGACTTGACAAGATTGAGAATTTACAAGCGGATGAGAAGATTAAATTAAAATTCAAAGTAGGTGGCAGGCGATTTATTGTTAAGTGGAAAGAACAAGAATTAACAAGCGAGCAGTTCATTGATGTAAGTCATTTTTGCAAAGAACCTGAAAAGATATTGAGCAATATACATAATATACTTGCTTCGGTTTGTGTGGAGAGGAATTGGTATGGTAAAGAATTAGGCTACAAAGGCGATAAGCACAAAGAGGTTGCAGACCTATTCTATAATGAAATGAAAATATCAACTGCATATCCTATCATGCTTTTTTTTTGCAAATACTACGAGGCATTGCAGCAAAATATCCTAACCTTTTTGGAATCGGAAGCGAACAAAGCGATGGAGAACACGAAGGAACTGATGGAGAAATTCAAACTTTTAGAACAAAGTGGGGATGGATTGCAAGCATAAACGATATATGCAAAGATGATCGTACAAAATGGGATTACTTTTTTAGGATGAATGTGATTGAGTTCTTGAACACGATGACATTTTATAAAGACAAAAGCGAACACGACAAAGAAATATGGACAAGGCAGCAGCAGCAGCAATAGGAGCAAAGTTTGGGGAGTCAATTAAAGACTACACAAAAGCAAGTGAGAATATCATTGAGGCTATTGTTATGGAGCATTGCAACGAAGGTATAAGGCTAATGTCTAAGCAGATTAAATCAAAGGCACGAACAGGACAAGCAAGTACATTGGCAGCAAGTATGAGTAATATACCTATTCAAGTAAGTGCTACTAAGTTTCAAGTTAACACAATTAGCACCGAGTATTATGCAGACTTTGTAGATAAGGGTGTTAAGGGTGTAAGAAACAAAGGTAAAGCACCAGGCAGCCCATATAGTTTTAGAAACTTAGGAACATCAAAGGCGATGGTTGAATCGTTTAAAGATTACATCGCAAGGACAGGCAGCAAATCAATGAACAAAAAAACATTGATTAGAAAGAATAAGAAAAAACAATCAGACTTAATCACTAAGGAAGCTAAACAAATGGCAGTAGCAACTAAAATAGGAGGTATTAAGCCAATGAATTTTATAAGTAAAGCAGATAATCCACAAAGGACAAAACAGCTTGCAGCAAGTTTAGCAGCGGCATTAGGTAAGGCAATGGCAAAGAATATTAAAATATCAATCAATGGCAATTAACATAATATCAAATCCCAATAGCGTAGTGAGTGCATTTAATCAAATGGCTTTCAATGTTAGTTCAACACAAGCAGGACAAAGTAATTTTAACTTTATAGCCGATGTCTATGTGAGTGGAATAAACACCGCAGTAAGTCGAATTGCAATACCTAAACAACCGAGTGTTAATACTTGTTTGATTGATGCAAGTCCGATATTAAAGAACTATGTTAAAAATGATTTCTTTAATGTAAGCGGTTCTAATTATTGCCAAGCCAATATAAATAGCAGGGCAAAATATTATGTTCAGTTTGGGGAGTTGTATGATGTGAGCGGAGTGCCTACGATTTACCCTGACCTTAGAAGATTTCCAACATCAGGAAGTAACACCGCAGTTAATTCTATATTCGGATTTGAGCAGTTTAATACTAATGTTTGGAATGGGTATGATGTAAGCGGATTTGGATTTTTAACTGAGATACCCGAAAGAATAACAATCGAACAAGGGCAAGAATTAAGATTGAGTTTTTATGACCCTAATAATTTGATAGGATTTTTATATGTTGATGGTTATTCGCTTGATTATGTTGTGGCAAATAAAGTAAGTGGTGAGTTCTTATATAATGTCAATGTCAAAAACTTATTTGGACTTAATCAAATTTATAGTACAATAGGAACACATACAATAACACTTAGTAATCAATCTAATGCACCCGTTAAAACCATAACCATTGAAATAGTCGCAGCGTGTTCTAAGTTCGATACAATACGTTTGCATTGGTTAAATAACTTAGGTGGATGGGATAGTTACAACTTCACAAAGCAATCCATTAAAGCAATGGATATTGAGCGCAAACAATTCAAAAAAATGCAATCAATTAATTACTCAAAGAGTGATAGGTTAAAGACTAACTATAACACAACCATAACTGACAAATTACAGATTAATTCAGATTGGATAAGTGATGAAATGGCTGATTGGTTTCAAGGGTTGCTAACAAGTCCGATAGTCTACTTAGAAAGGGGAGCAGATAACTTTGTTTCAGTTAATATAACCAATTCAGAATACTTAATCCAACAATATTTGAATGGTCGCAAAATTCACAACTTGCAGTTAGATATTGAATACTCATACAACC